GTGAACCTGTGCCGGTACTTCCGGCACCCTTGAATGCTTCCGGAAATTCCGTCTGCATACTTTTGACAAGAGCCTCAATTGTGATCCCTTCTCCATTGCCGTCTAACGCCGGTTCTCCCGACGGTAGAAGTACCTGAGTCTTAAACTCTCCATTATCCTCAACCACTTTAACCCTCATACGAACATGCGGTAAAAGTAATTTTGCATTTCCCCCCAGAGCATTTATAGTATTGATTGCATCATTATCCACGAGGAGTCTGGATACTTCTCTCATAAGCTTCTCGCTTTTCTGGGTCTCTTTCGTTAACTCCTCCTTATGCTGAGTAACAAGCTGATTTTTTACACTTTCCAATTTTCTCTTGACTTCATCCTCCTTGTCAAGATTTCCGGCATCCCATTCCCGGACTCTCTCAATCGCAGAAACGGCTTCGTCAAAATCAACGTCATTGAATCTCTCAAATCCCTTTAACTTTGACTCTGCGTCCTCCTTAAACTTTCTCTCCTTATTCAGAGCACTTTTTAAATTCTCTGTATCAGCAAGTTCAAGGTTTCCAACAGATTTTACATTCAGCCGGAATTTCCCATTGTCCTCAACATAAAAACCCCTTACATTCTCATCAATACTATTCAGGTCTTCAATAACAGCCAATAGTTCCTCAGGCATCTCGCCTCTCCTTATAAAATAGACTAAATTGGACTCTCTCCAACTGACGGCATCTCGCCAATCGGTCTTTTATAAATAAAAAAAGACTGTAACAGACAATCAGACCGGAGACTGTCCGTTACAGTCCTGCGAAGAAGAAAACCGCTTTTTCTTGTCTTTGCACTGCTTTTCATATTGTTTTTAGCATAGCATAACATTGTTATCTTGTCAAGGGAAAAATATATAAAAATTATTAGTCGCTAATAATTTCACTTAACAAGCCTCTGTCCGGATAATGAAAATCCCAACTCCTCAAGGTCTAATTTCCTGCCAGTAGCATCAACAAACCCCGATAATTCCCTGATCTGACCCTCCCTCCATAACTTCGCTCTAACGGGACCGAGGAGCTTGTCAGTTACGGCAGGACTGGTTTTATCCTTTGCTTTGAGCCATTCGTCAAAACTTTTCACATCTGCCACCTGACCGTCCATACTGGCTCTCGCTTCTCTTGATATTTCCCTTGCCGGTATTCCCATTTCCTCCCATGATTTCACAACCGGAACAGTAGTACTCCTGCAATTATAATGCTGAGGAGGTCTGGGACCCTCATCAATCGGGAACACCTGACCGTGCAAGTTCATGCAGATCAATGTAGTGCGATCGTCCAATGTAGCAACATATTCAATACCCTTGATAACTGCGCTGTTTTGTTGATACGTCATTTCCCTTGCTCTGTTTGACACCAGATTAGCGGCAGTTCTCGCAACAGCTTTTGAATCCCTGATTGCCTTTAATATGCCTCCGCTTGAAAATGCCTGATAATTGTTTGCCAGAATATCCCCTGCCATTGACGGAATATCTTTTCCCTCAATCATACCGATCCGAAAATCTCTGTAAATCTGATCCTGTACCTCCTGTCCCAATTTCCCAAACCATTCGGACATTAACTTGTCATTAAAAGGTTCTTCAAATACGATTGAATATAATTGATCCGGTGAAGGCACAACAGTCTGAATAGTAACGGGGATCAATTCATTCAAAGCATCAATAACAACTCCGGACTCCTCAACTCCCAACTCGTTTAACCGGTTCAATAATTCTCCGGCTAATTTATCAAATGCAAGTCCCTCCTGAATTGTATTTCTCAATTGTACAATTCTCGCATCATCCGGACTCAATAAATTAAAAGGTAAATCCCTGACCTTTTTCGCAATATCCGGTAATGCCTCCTTAGTGAGAAAATCATCAATAATCTTTGCAGTGCGATCATCAAACTTATCCAGATATAATTGTCTCCGGATAGTCCAGTCAAAAAACTCATCATTAACAGAAGCCATATATTATATCCCCTGTCCAATTGTTGTCTGTGTTCTCTGCTGTCCCTGTCCGAACATCTGTACAGCCGGAGGTCCCTCAACCCCGATCTTTTCCAATTCAGTCTGAGGATCAACATCATCCGACAATCTGCCGTATCTCTGTAACTCTTTTATAAAGGTTTCGTGGCTGATCTCTCCGAGTTTTCTCGTTTCAATCAAATCCTTTATGTCCTGAGTAGTCTGTGTACCGAAAACAAAGTCTTGGAATATGTTTACCTCAAAATCATCAGGAGTAGAAGGGAACCCCATCCAATTTGCATTTAAAGCAAGTATCTGTTCCAATGCACGATTGGCAGAATCAACCCATGACTCAATTTGTGATCTGCTCTTTGACTCATTGATAGCCTGTCCGGTAGCTTTTACATTAGCAAGCCTCTGAATCATTGGCTGTACTCCGAGCACCTCCATTCTCTCCTCAATACTGTGTATGTCATTCTCTCCTGCCTCAACAGCTTGTCCGGTATGTTCAACAAACATAAGTTTGGCATCTTTATTAGTAGAGAATATCGCCTGAGTAGGAGCAACAGTCAATCCATTTTCAACCTCCTCAGGTGTAAATCCGGTAGCAAGCAATATGCCGAATCTGCTGAATCGGAGTATGTTCTTCTGATCCGATAGAGACTGCCAATGTTCCAGATTAGCCCATGCCAATTCTAAAAGAGGAGGAAAAGCAATCATCAAGTCCTGTTTCTCAATATAAGCAGTAACCAACGGTAACCTCTTTACTCCATTAACAGACATTTCCCCCTCGTCATATACTTTCCAATCCTTGCCCTTCTCATCAAGCCGGTATATGGTATATCCGCCCTCTTTGACAACCCGAATTTGTTCAATTCTCACCTGTTCCCATTTTTCATTTTCTTCAATCACATACTCAAGTATCCGGATTTCAACAACCTTAGGAATTCCGTTGACTCCCTTCTCTGTTTTCCAACCGATCAATTTAGGAGCCCTGATTATCCGGTTGATAGGTCTGAGTTGGAGATCCTGTTCATCCTTTTTAGTAACTCCTTCTTTGTCCGGCACTTTCGGATAATCCACAAATCCGTGAGTAATTCCCCATGTAACCAATGTGTAAAAGAATTCCCTTGCAAAATCCTGAAAGTGCTGTCCCTCTCCGTCCATGTTCTCAATAATAGGTTTCATGGGTTCTTCAAGCTGTTCCGGGACTTTATAGGTAACAGGTCTTGAGAACGGTCTCGCTGTGCATTTCGTGATAGTATCCTTGAAACCATTATACAAAAATGATCTATTTCTCCTTGTGTTATAATTATCCGTTTTCTCGTCAGTCTCTTTAGGTAGCCACTTTTCCCCCGCACTTCTCATGGCTTTTGTTCCTCCCAATAGATCGGAGATCAAATCCCATGATCCCTTATCCTCCATGATCTTATATCCGGCACTTCTGTCATTTACTGCCATAATAATTCTCCTGATTTAAAATTGTTGAATTTTAACTGCATGTTTAACATCAACAGGGAACTCATAGGATATATAATATCCTATGGCATCTGTCAGATGTGTTAAATTCTTGTCTTTTTTCTTGTCTTTCCTGATCCCCCCTCCCTCATCAGACATAACGCCCTCAAAGTCCTGTATGGTATACCGACATTTCGGATCAACCTCAAACCTTATTCTGCCGGATACACTCTTTAATCTGCTGTTTGCAGCATTAACCCTGCTCACTATATGCGGATTTCTCTCCGGTATTTTGAAATGTAATCTGTTCCCGAATACCGGTTGCAATTTTCTCTTTACTAATTCCCAATCAGAACCGGCTACCTGAGATGTAGACCTCGCTCCACCTGATGCATCTCCATACATGTAAATATGTCCTTTATGCTTTCCATAATTGAGAATAATCTTGTCGCATACCTTGATTGTATTACTGTTCTTAGGGATATATATCTCATCAATCTGCACGGTTTTGTGTTCCTCCTCCTGAATCAATGCCGCAACTCCCGGCTCAACATTGAAATCAAGTGCGATCATTAAATCAGCCTCATTATCATATTCCTGCTTTTTTATATGATCCGATCCATTGAACTGATAATAAGCCCTTCCTGCAAAACTTACAAATTCCCCTTCGTATTCCTGATCGTATGTAATAGGGTCTAAATCCTCCTTAGCCTGTTTGATCTCCTCTCTCGCCTCCTGTTTACCCCGATACAAGTGCAATACGTCCTCTGTACGCCAATGAAATGATCCCCAGTGTTTTTTTTCCGGATTTAATCCATAATCCCGATTGAGTTTAAAATAATGGTTCCGACCGGCGGGAACTCCGGTGAAGTCGCACCAACCTCCCGTATCAGCCAGTGCAGGACGTATGTGTTCAGGCCAAACATCCTCCCACATATCACCATATTCGTCGGCTATACCGCCATGCCATATTACGCCGTCAAATCGCTCCGGCCGGTCAAAACCAATAATCCATATTTCTGTGCCTGTAGGTAATAATACCCTCAACTCAACTTCGCTCTTATCGAGCCACCCGACTCTAAGGTTTTTCAATAACTTTTTCAAACGATCCCAGAATAGCCTTTTAGCATGTCCATAGGTCGGCCCACCGAGGAAAAACCTTTTGAAATCTTTAGCGATCAATCCCTTTTTTACAACCTTACGGACTGCAAGCTCTGTTTTTCCTCCCCTTCTCCCGGCATGATTTATCGCAAATCTGAATAAGTGATTATAATAATCTCTCTGAACCTGAGAAGGGTTAAAATTCTGAATCTCCGGTTTTTCTATTACTAATTGCATTATTCGCCTTTGCTCGCCTTTTCAAATAAGATATACTTTACGTTATTGTCCTTGAGCCATTGTCTCGCTCTTTCTGATGTCCAATTACTGATCGGAAATCTCAAAGCCTGAGGAACGGGTACATCTTTTCCGTCCCTCTTTAATATGTACCAGATAACCGATACAGAAGCGGGAATCTTTTTTCCTAATGCTGTTCCTCCTTTTGTTCTCCTGACTCTCTCAAATGTCTTTGGAGGAGTAATCAGCCTTGCCGAATGTTCATTCGGGAATGGCATATCTGATCTCCTTAAAAATTATTAGTCGCTAATAATTTACGACTTCCGGACTGTTTCGCAGATCAGATATGTAACTGCAATTACAGTAATACATATCATAGCCAACGGAGTCTTGAGAAAAGCAAGCACTATTGCGCTCCCTGCTCCGGTTAACACTCTCTTGCTTGTCAAGAGTTTTCCGATATTCTTTAACTGTTCCAACATGACCGATCCTTTCAAAAAAATAGTATAATCATTACCGCCGATATTGACGGTTATCTCATCTTTTATAACTCCATTTCCTTTATTGCTTCCCTGACATTCCGTGCAAGTTCCTGTACATCCTCGTTTCTCTCCTCCTGCTCAATCTTGAAATGATGCTGTGTCTGTAACAGGAATTTCAGCATTACTGTATTGTTCTGATCCAGTGCCATTTCAGATGCTTTTTGTACCAACCTTAACTTCTGTTTTGCTTTTCCTGATCTATAATGCCTCAATAAATCCGGGTTCCTTTTGACTGCTCTGTTGAATGTCGCACGGCTTATTCCCATTACAAGAGCAATTTCCTCCTGAGTCATATATAATGCAGACATGTTCTCAATCTCTTTTAATTGTCTGGGACTCGGAGTCCATTCAGGTCTGCCGTGTTTTTTCTTTTTACCATTGCCATTAGTATAATTCTTTGACTTGAGTGCTTTACGGATTATCTCCTCGTCATCTTTTGAGACTAATGCTGATGCATGGGGTTTCCCTGATCCGAGGTCTTTTATGATCTGTACGACCTCTGCGGAATCAACCTTTAATTGTTTAGCGAGTTCCGAGACTCTTTTTTTTCCGTTTTTGTTTGACATGGCAATTTAAAATACTGCCGTAACATTGTTATCTTGTCAAGGGAAAAATATTAAAAACTTGTATTAGCGGGGATTATTAGAGAGGTTAAATCTTTTATTATGAAATGTTTAAGCAATAATTATTAGTGGCTAATAATTTTTTTCGGATCAATCTCAATCTGGAAGATCATCAATCGTCCGGGTACTTCAATGGGTTGTATTGTTTCTGGGTTATTAAGTACGAATCCATATCTCCCATGAAACCACCTTGAATTATGTTCTATTGCACAATCAGTGAGTATTGCTCTCCCGATTATATGACCTTTTATGTACTCAAAAGGGTAATGCGGGATTTTTCTTTTTATGTCCGGATAGTTCAGATCAATAAATGTCGCACCCCGATAATCAAATCTCTTTGATGCATGGATGTAGAGCTCTCCCCTGAAGTTTGTAGGCCACTCTCTGTTCTCTATATCCTTATATCCATTAACAATTAAGTGAGCCCACGGTTGCCTGATTGATAATACATTAATCATCTTCCGGTGCATAAGACAGAATCTCCTTTTTGTTACATTTTAAATTCTTGAAAATAAGACTCAGATTCCATGCCATTTTTATATCCTTTCATCTATTCTATCAAGCAAATTGTTTATACTTTTTTCTATATCTTCTCTACCCAATAATAATTGCAAATAGTTCTTGATTCGCATAATAGTTTTCTCAATGAATCAAGAACTATTTGCAATTATTATTGGGTAGAGAAGATATAGAAAAAAGTATAAACAATTTGCTTGATAGAATAGATGAAAGGATATAAAAATGGC